TCTCGAGGCAATCTCCTCGAGCAAAAGAAGCTACGAAGAGATCCTGAGGTTCCTTCAAACTACCGATGAAAATGATGAAAATGAGTGAATTCTTAAAACGAGAGTTAATTTAATGGGAAGTTCACACGAACATGTCTACGCTGCGGGACAATCTATGGACCAGACGAGGGCGATTCAGACTTTTGCCCGAGTTGCTTAGATAAAATAGAAAGTGAATAGTTTTTTGTATACATATGACTAGAGAAGATTTCATCATCAAGTATTGGAAATATTACAGTTCCTTGGAGGCACAGTTCATTGAGACATCAAGCTATGTCTCTTTGGCCCAACGGAACTTTAACTGCTTTTCAGATAAGTTCGCTATTCTTCTGCAGGCGGTAGGATCTGAACTCGATAGCTTCTTCAAAGTATTTTGCGGCTTTAACTCTGATGATCATAAGACGATTGCTGATTACTATGGGGCGGTTATCCAAAAGTGGCCGGACGTCATTACTCAGGAAATCAATGTCATTGATGCAAAAATAAAGATCACGCCATTTCAAACATGGAACGCACAGCAACCAAAGCAATCCCTTACATGGTGGAATGCTTTTGATGAGATCAAGCATAACAGAAGCGAGAAGGTGGAAAAGGCCAATCTGGAGAATATTCTTAACTGCCTCGGGGCGCTATTCATGCTTGAAATGAAAGAACTATCGCTAATATGTAACGGTCAGGAGCCTGATGTACCAGAGCCACCTACCAAGATATTTGAATTGAAGGATTGGAATTACAGATATATTCCTCTAGCGCAAGGCTTTGCTGCTATAGATGGAGAAGTTAATCAGATTTTTGAGGATTAGCATGATAGCTTGACACAGATGTCGGGCTATTTTTTATTGCAATAAATTTGTGGAGGAGATCATGAAGACAGTAGCAATAGTTCCTATGAAATTGAATAACAGTAGGTTACCTGGAAAGAACACCAAGTCTTTCACAGAGGGAAAGCCTCTCTGCTATTATATCTTGTCTACGCTTTTGAAGGTTTCTGGAGTAGATGAGGTTTACGTGTACTGCAGCAATCCGGATATTCAAAACTTCATACCTGAAGGAGTAAAGTATCTGAAACGCTCCACATCACTGGATCAGAATACTACAAAGATGAATGAGGTTCTTCAGGCATTTGCAAAAGATGTGTCAGCGGATATCTATGTGATGACCCACACGACTGCTCCGTTCATTACAGTGCGGTCCATTGAAAAAGGCTTAGAGGCAGTAAAATCAGGAGAATATGATTCTTCGTTTGCTGCAAAGAAACTTCAGGATTTTCTCTGGAAGGATGGAAAGCCATTCAATTACCAGCTTGATGCGATTCCCCGTACGCAGGATCTTGAGCCTTTATATGAGGAGACGAGTGGTTTCTATATTTATACAAGTGATGTGATCAAAAACATGAATAGACGTATTGGCGATAACCCGTACATTGTCGAAGTAAGTGAGATAGAGAGCGTGGATATCGATGAGGCAGAGGATTTCGAAATCGCAGATGCAATACATTACTATTCATTACACAAGAAGAACTAAGAGAGAGGACCTTTAATGAACAAAGTTCATATGTTGGATTGTACCCTGCGGGATGGCGGGTATTGTAATCAATGGAATTTTGGATTTGAAAATTCGAAGATAATTACATCAAGTCTTGTTGAGGCTGGCATTGATATTATTGAATGCGGCTTCCTTACAGAGAAAACCACATACGATTCGGAACATACCAAATTCAATACCATGGATCAGGTCAGCAAAATTATTCCTGAAAAGCGCAACGGTAAGATCTTTGTGGCCATGATGAATTATGGAGAATTTGATCCGGACCATATTCCAAAACACGATGGAACTTCTCTCGACGGCTTAAGAATTGCTTTCCATAAAAAGGATATCAAAGAAGCACTGGAGCTGTGCAAGAAGGTAAAAGAAAAAGGCTATCTTTGCTTCATGCAGGCGATGGTTTCGCTCAGTTATACGGATGAAGAGTTCTTATTTCTTATTCGGCAAACTAATGAGTTGAGACCATACGCCTTTTATATTGTTGACAGCTTTGGCGTCATGAAGAGAAAAGATCTTGTCCGTCTTTTCTATATGGTAGAGCATGACCTTGATGATGGAATAAAGATCGGCTTTCATTCACACAACAATATGCAGCTTGCTTATTCCAATGCTCAGACGCTGGTCGACATGCAAACCAGAAGAGATTTGATTATTGATTCAAGTATCTATGGAATGGGGAGGGGTGCGGGCAACCTTAACACCGAACTTTTCCTTGAATATCTGAATGATAATATCGGGACAGATTATAATGTCAAGCCGCTTCTTAATGTCATAGATGAGATCTTGGAGCCTTTCCATCAGCAGCATTATTGGGGATATTCACTTCCAAATTATCTGTCTGCCAAGTATAATACTCACCCGAATTATGCTGGATATCTTGCAGATAAGAATACACTTACTGTCCATGATATGAACGAGATCTTCGAAATCATGGATAACAGTAAGCGTAATGAGTTTGACAAGAAATATGCGGAGGAAGTATACCTTAAATACCTTTCAACCGGTAATGTTCAGGAACAGCACCTCAGCGATTTGAAACAGCTGATTGACGGGAAGAAGATTCTTCTCATTGCACCTGGAAAGAGTTCTACGGTTGAAAAGGATAAGATTGTAGACTTTATGCAAAAAGATGATGTTCTTACCTTCAGCATTAACTACGACTATCCTTATGCCGATTCTGACTTCATATTCCTCAGCAATTTAAGACGTTTTAAGGAGCTTGATCCGGAGAAGAAGAGTAAGTGCATCGTTACTTCGAATGTGCCTGCTGACAATGTGTATCTTCAGACAAAGTACAAGGATCTCTTAAACAGCTATGAGATGGTCCAGGATAATGCGGGCATGATGGCGATCCGGTTTCTTAGCAATCTTGGAGCCAATGACTTCTATCTTGCTGGAATGGACGGATATTCTCACGATGTCAGCGAGAACTATGGTAGTGACAGAATGGCACTCGTTACCAGAAACGCTGTACTTGATGAGATGAATAAAGGCATGCAGGAAGTACTCAAGGATTACAGCAAGACAATTAACATCCATTTCTTGACGACACCAAAGTATATTAACATTTGAATTGGAACGAATGGTTCAAACGGTGAGCATAGAATTATGAGAGTTTTATCATTTGGTGAAATATTACTTAGATTAGCAGCTCCTGGATATACAAGATTATTCCAGAAGGATTCGTTGGAGGCCACTTTCTGCGGAGGAGAAGCAAATGTTGCTGTTTCTCTTGCGAAATTTGGCATTGATTCGCAGTTCTTGACAAAGCTTCCCCAAAATGATGTAGGAATCGCGGCAGCAAACGCTCTCCGTTATTTCGGTGTAGATACAAGTAAGATTGTATATGGCGATGGCAGAATGGGGTTATATTACCTTGAAAAAGGTGCTTCCCAGAGACCTAGTAAAGTTATATATGATAGAAAGTACTCAGCTATTGCTTTTGCTTCAAGTGATGATTTTGACTGGAATCAGATATTCGATGGAGTAGATTGGTTTCATTGGACGGGCATCAATCCCGCATTATCTGGTAATCTTGCGTCAATCTGCATGGATGCATGTAAAGTAGCGAAGAGCAAGGGAATTAACGTATCCTGCGATCTGAATTACCGAGGCTCCTTGTGGACGCCGGAGAATGCTAAGGCGGCAATGGCACGACTTCTTCCTTATGTTGATGTATGCATCTGTAATGAGGAAGATGCAGATAAAGCACTTGGAATCAAGGCATCAGATACTGATGTTACTACCGGGAAACTTAGTGATAATGGATATGTTGATGTCGCTAAGCAGATCAGTGCATTATATGGTTGTAAATATGTAGCGACAACCCTGAGAAAGTCTTACTCGGCAAGTCGCAATGGGTGGAGGGCTATGCTCTTTGAATCTAAGAGCGGAGAAGCCTTCTTCTCGAAGGAATATGACATTCAAATAATAGACCGTGTTGGCGGTGGCGATAGTTTTGCCGCAGGACTGATTTATGGGTTAGCTAATAACATGGAATGCCAGGATACCATTGAATTTGCGACAGCAGCGAGTTGCCTTAAACAGACCATGGAAGGCGATTTCAATAGGACAACTGTTGAAGAAGTTATGAATCTTCTGAAGTCTGGAGGTAATGGTAGAGTACAGAGGTGATTTTACTCCCACACCCTCGTAGACTCCCTTACCCCCACAGTCCTTATATTTGCTTCCTCTTAGCTGAGTGTGCTCGTTTTAATACTTCTATTGCTGCTGTTCTTGTGTTCCTCTTGTTTGTGTTTATCCTTCTCCTGTGGAGAAGTGTCCCCCTTCTATAGTTTTATAGAAGTGTTGGGCGTGGGGCGTGGGGCATGGGGAGAGAATAGAGGCAGTGAAGAGCCGCCAAAAGAAAAATAATATAAACACACGGCAGCAGAGATGCCGCCAAATAACAAAATAAAAGAATATAAAACACACGTGACAGGAAAAGAATTAAAGGAACTGAGGACCAAACACAACCTCACACAAAAAGATATTGCCAATCTCCTACATAAAACCCCAGGCTTCATATCAATTCTCGAGAATGGCAGGTATGAAATTACCGACGAGACGGAAGAAAAGCTGTGGGCAGTACTGGATAATTCCGGCAGGGATGACGATGTGAGCAAGAGGATCATTGCCGCCCGTGGAGATCTCTCACAGAGAGAGTTTGCAAAGAAGGTCGGCTGCTCGAACACACAGATCTCCTTGGTGGAGAGAGGCATATCCAGGCCTTCGAATGATCTGCTCATGAAGATCGCAGCGGCTACCAGTGTGAGTGTTAAATGGTTAATGTGCGGAGTCGGTGGTGAGGATGTTGAGAGCGAGCTGAGGGAGATTGAGGTGTGGTACAGAAGCCACCCAGAAGAACGGAAGAAGATCATAGAAATGATAAGAGGGCAGTGAAGAAACTGACCCTCGAGAACCAAATAAATAATTACTACAGATACCCTCGGTGGTTGTCGAGCGAATCGGCTTGACAGCTGCCGGGGTTTCATTAACAAGTGTGACTTGTAATGTGTGACTTGAAAAGAAGCCGAGAGAAGTATAAAATGGACAGCAACGGATGTGCCGCAGGGCAGCAAACGAGAGAGGAAATGTACATGAAAGACACAGACGGCCGCAGGCGTGAAAAAAAGGATCCGAGTGCTGACTTTATCGATCAGATCTGCTTCCTCTATCATGACTCTTATGATGATCGTGATGAGGACAGCAGCATTGGCGGAGAAGACTGGGCTCCGGGAAGAACGGCCCTCCATACCTCTCTAAACTCATTCCAGAAGGAACTGGAAGAAGGGTACGGGATTAAAATATCTACAGCCAAAATCCGGAAGATTTTGATCACAGGTGGCTGCTGGACTACTGAGCGAAGCAGAGAGGTTGCGAAGCTATATGATAAATATAAATCTGTGGCCAGGGTCGCCAAAGAGCTCGGTCTTTCGGAGACGCTTGTGAAGACCTACCTGCCGTATAACAAAGTGGTCTATGATCTCGAGGATAAGTCCGGCAACGCGAAAAGAGTTGAGCGGTCCAGGGAGAAGAAGAGGAAATAAGAATAGTACCCCGACAGAGACTTTCAAGGATTTTTACCTTGATTGCCGCTGCCGGGGTATTTTTATGCCCAGGGCTTCGGATCGCTGTGTCCGACCCTGGGATTTTTTTGCCCTTCGGGTTAGTACGTGCTAACTATATTTATCCTTCCTTGCCGAAGAAGGCTTTGATCTCTTCCTCGGTCTTTCCGGAGCTCATGATCATATCAAGCAGCTCTTTCTTTTTCTCCTCATCAGCTTTCAGTTCCAGAGCCTTGAGCTCTTCCTCAGCCTTAGCCAGCTTATCTCTTAACTTCCCAACTTCAGCCTGCTTAGCGGCCAGTTTCTCAGCCGCAGAAATAACGCGTCGCGTCCTTGCCATGGTGTTCCTCCTCCTGTAGTCTTTGCCGTGTGACCTTGTTTCCGGTCATTTCTTTTCATTCTACACCATCGGATTGTGCTTTTGTGGCTTTATTTTTCATTTATCGGTGCCTCTTCGAGGCCATAATCTGCTGCAATTTCTCCTCTATAATATCGTGAATCTTTGGTGGATTTAGCGGGGTTGATTATAATGAGTGCTTGAGGGATGAATAGAGCCAGAAGATTGAATTGGCCATCTAACACCGAATAGAAAGGATAAGAACATGAACAGAGACGACAAGGATTTTACAATTGTTCCCGGCATCGGTCCGGAACAAGACAGCCGGAAGGACCACGACTACAGAGGCAGAATCCTTCGAACGACAGTAACAGCGAAGCTTCCTACCTTGAGGGAAAGAGCCTATGCCTTTAATGACCTTCCTCTGGAAAAGCGGCTCTACTTCATTGATGGATTAATTGCCTATGGCTCATATTGCAACAGCGACCGTGAGAAGATTGGGGACCTGGACATCGGAATTTTATATTCACAGCATGGCAAGGAACTGAATCCAGAATTCCATCCAGAAGAAGCAGAAGCACCAGGAATTCAGAGCAGCAGGCTTTTCTTCCACGAGGCCAAGAATGATCCAAATGCTTACGAGTACACAGAGAACGAGTTAAAAGATATGGCATGGCATCTTCGGGATGCATCAAAGCCCTTTTACTACGCTCAGAACAAGATGATGGATTTTCTGAAGAAAGGTGATGGAACCGGAGCAAGGCTCACATTCCTTGAAATCCACGAGATGGTAGAAGCTATCCAAATAGGAAAAGAATGTGGGGAGATACCCTACATGTTCTACGGAAACTTCATGTGGATTGCAAGACCCAATGAAAGCCGCTGTCAGGAGATTGACAAGATGGTTGCAGCCTGGAGGGCTGACAGCACACTGAAGGCGCCTAATCACGAGCATGGTGGCACGGCTCTTCACATTGCCATAAAGCAGGAACTGGAAAGAAGCGGTAAGCCTTACGGACACAGTAATCAATTCGGAAACTTCTTGAAACAGCGGATGGAGCAGGAGGGGATTGATAAGAAACAGCTGGCAGAATTGGTCGAAACTACTCCGGCGACCATTAACAGTTGGCTTATCGGAAAGACCACACCGGGATACTTTAACCAGATGCGCCTTTACGATGTCTTGAACATGAGAACTTACGGCATCGAAACCATCAATAGACTGATCAAGGAACAAGAGGACGAAAAGAACCAGAACGAGATAAAGATCCAAAACGCCATGTTTGGAATCGAAGACTGATCCCCTCGGCGGTAACCAAAGCGATACATCTTGAAAACTGAATACAGAGCAGTAGCTGTAGCCGTAAAGGTTTTGCGGACACGGATTGTGCGACGATGGATCTACCGGAGCGCAGACGCGAAGCTGACTGAAATCGAAAAGCCTCGGCGGTTTGGAACTTTCTCCAAGCTGCTGGGGCTTTTTGCGTTCTGGGGTCTTTTTCATCAGTCTTTCGTTACTTGCTATCTCGCATAAACTTTCTTACCTTATCAGCCTGGAGATTGTCAAGCTTATATGTCTCCTCAGTGCTTGCCAGGTCATCACGTCCTACGATGCCGAGAACAACACCGATGATTCGGACATTGTCATCTTCTGACTTGTTGCCGTATGGAAGGTCTGGGTTGAGGGAGTACAGGCGGTTTCCAATCTTGTGTTTGATAACTGCACCGTCAGCAGATGTACAGATGACGTCGGCACCGTCATCAGCGGATTCGGTGAATCTTACATATACGAAATCTCCATCGCGGTATCTCGGCTCCATGCTTCGTCCGGATACACGGATGAGGGTGTCTGCTTCCTCGCTGAGATCACTCTTCTTTACGAATCTGTATTCCGGCTTCGCATCATTGAACTCACAGCCCGTTCCGGCAGCGGCAGCAGTAGACTGGAGAGGAATCAGCTCGTAGCTATATTTCAGCTTTAGTTCCTCTGCCGCGTTCTCCTCCTCACATACAGAACGGGCATTACGCTCGATGATCCTTTTACCTATCTCGCTACTGTTGCGGTAGAACTGGATGACATTCTCCTCGTTCTGATCAAGCGAAGCAGGCATAGGAAGGCCGAACAGTTCTGCAGGGGGAATGCTTAAGGTCTCGCAGATATCCTTGATCTGCTCCATGGATGGACGGTTGACATCGGTCTCCCAGTGAAGGACAGTGCCGCGGGAGACTCCCATCATGTCCGCAAACTCCTGTGTGCCAAGCTCGGAATCCATGCGGTATTTCTTGATGACGGCTCCCATCTGGAGCTTCGTGAGGCTCTTGGCATTCGGTGAGTTCCGTTTGGAACCCTTCGTGGATTTCTTAGTGCTTTCTACAGTGCTGCCATCAGATGCGGCATCAGCGACTTTCTTTTTGAAGAACTCGCTTCCTTTTTGAACTTCTTTTTCATTAAATGAAATTATTTTATTCTGAGGCATCGTATAGCCTCCCTTCTAACCGGCACTTTTCGGCTGCCGAAACCATGAGAATAGCTGTATGGAAACAGACTGATACGCAAAGGTATATAAGAGCAGGACCTTGTTGGCCTTCCCCGATGTCATTCCTGCGCGTATATGCATATCACGTTGATAATAATATAGCACAAATAGTCTACGCATACAAGACAATTATTCATTCTATATGAATAAAAACTCTATTGCTTTTTAAGAACAAGAGTCCTACAATATACATCAGACGCCACTTCAGGTATTTTGGATCAGCTTGAGACCTTTGGCGGCGGTCAGGGTCGGAAAGATGCAAATGTTAAGTACTATGGTAACGGCAGGGGCGCATGGAGATTGTTCTTTGAAATTCGGATATATCCCTTGGTATCCGTGTAGTCAAGTCTCTGTGCCCTGCCCTGATGGAAGGGGAAATGCCATATGGGGGAAAATACAGAACTTACAGACATCCGTAAACTTTCAAGACAGAGGTTTTCGGTCGACTTCATGGGGCTTATCCAGAAGTATGCGGATGAGTATCCTGAGAATCTTGCAAAGAAAGATGACAGCGTCAGCACGGCCTATGGATCCGCGGGGTACGGCCAGAGTGTCGCGGAGACTCCGAGTGTATATGGCGGATGGGATACGAAAGCCAACAAGCCATACTATGGATCTGCGGTATCGGCCGCAAGAGCAAAGAGACATTACAGAGTGCATCAGGCCTGGTTATTAAAGACAGACGCTCCTGTCATGCAGCCGATTGCGGACACACATATCGTTTATTATGTGGAGGGAGTCGTCCAGGAGACGATAGAGGTACCACATTCATCAATGATAGACAGGCTGCAGAATTATATCTTCAGGATCAATGAATCCGTAGATCTGAGACCCTGCCATGGGACGCTCGGTGATGTTTACATGTCAGTTGTGGACGAAGTTCCTGAGATTAAGAAATCCGGGGACATCATGGATATACAGATGGACAGCTTCCTGCTGCCTGTCTTGTATGAAGAGGACTACGATGTTGTAGCGAAAGCGGTCCTTGATGGATTCTATAAGTATGATGGGCCTGTGTCCGGAGACCTTCTGGCAAAGGAAATGGGTCTCAAGGTCATCGACAAGCGCTTTTATAATGACTATGAGAATCTCGGACTCATCAGCTTTGATATCAGCAGTCTCAAGGTCGTGGAAGATGACGGGACGGTCCATAATCTAAAGGTGATGCCTGGGGAGATCCTCATCAATAAGAATCTCACATCAATTCCGGCAGTAAGGAACAGCACGATCATTCACGAGTGCGTCCACATGTTTCTTGACCGCCATTTCTTCTTCCTGCAGAAGATGGGAGGAGCGAAGTTCACGGCATACGCGGCGCGAAAGAAAAGGAACTACGGGTGGACGAATTCTCCTGTCGACTGGATGGAACTGCAGGCAGATAAGCTTCCTGCGCATATCCTGATGGAGAAGGAAAAGACCACGAAGGCAATCGAAAGGCTGATGGCTGCCCACGGCGGGAAGCGCGACTTTGAAACGATCCGGGCGGTCATCAAGGATCTGACGGAAGAATTCCAGGTGTCTTATTCTATGGCAAGGAACCGCATGGTGGAACTCGGCCACCCGGAGGCAGAGGGAACCTGCAACTTCCTGGACGGAAAACCTGTACCGGATCACGGCTGCAGCGGAGAGTGGAAGAGAGGTATCACGTATTCGATCTCGGAGAAGTATATCGCCTCAGTCATGCAGTCGGTTCCTATGAGGACGGCAGTCCTCTCCGGCAGATATCGCTTCGTCGAACATCACTTCTGCCTGGATAAGCCTGAGTTCCTGCAGCATGACAGCTTTGGCAACTATCGGCTGACCGATTACGCAAGGCATCATATCGATGAGTGCTGTATCTCCTTTCAGGTCAGCGGCCGTTATTCCGGTGCAAGGTACCGTGGGAACATGGCAGCCAGGAACAAAACAGTTCCGGTCACGGATAAATACCTCTGTCAGTATGCCTTTGATGCCGAGCCGGGAACACCCGAATATGATAAGCAGATCACATTCTGGCGCGAGGACCAGGAAAGATGGGCTGAACTTATCGAGACCCTTCCGAAAAATCTGAAGGAAGCATTGAAGAAGGTCATGAAGACTCTGGGAATCACACAGCTTGAACTGGGTCTTCGCATGGGAATCAGCCAGAAGCAGGTGAGCAGGATTGTCCTCGGAAAGCCGGATCTCCCGGTTATGGTGGCAGTATGCATCGCACTGAGGATACCAAACCAGCTGTCACTTAAACTCATCGACCTTGCCGGGTGTTCCTTCGGATATGACCCGAATTCAGCGTATTATAAATCCTGGCTGGAGATGCCCGGAACATTTACAGTCGGACATTGCAATGATATTCTTAAAAGCATCGATCAGCCTGTCCTTGTATCGAGTGAAGATATGAGTGTAGCAATCTGAAAGACACAGAGTGGAATAAGAATAGAATACTCGCGCATCTAAAATTTTCTGATGTGCATCAAGATAGGACTGGGTGTCAGAAGTGATGCCTGGTCTTTTTGCGTTATGCTGATGTTTCAGTCTGCCCCGGGGGATTCTGCCCTCCGGGGTATTTTTTTGCCTGTTTAGTTAGATATAACTAACACAGCACGGCTGGCTGAAGAATTTTTTTTTCTATTTTAGACGGTTTTATGTCTAAAATGGGTTCCTGCAAACCCGCATGATTGAGCCATTCTTTGAATTCACAGAAATTGTTGAAGCCCAAAAACCGCGGGATTGAGCCATTTCTTCAAAATCATTTTAGACACTTCCTGTCGTCGAATGAAGCATCCCATTTGAGTAAGCTGTAGATACAAAAAAAACGAGGCATTGGTTGTGAAATGTCCGTGAACTGTCCTTTTTATTTTGGAGGGGTTCAGAATCGGCATTTTTCTTTTGACTTTACCAGTAGGAGCCGGAAAAACGGTTGCAAAATCCGCTTAGTAAGGTAGGAGGACAAATTCTTACAGCTGAATCGTTTTTATCCGCAAGACCGGAGTGAAGACGAAGCCTGAATCGTTTTTAGTTGTAGAAACATTGCTCATTTCCGCAGGAACTGTCCTGTGAGTAGTGAAAGGAGACGCACATGAACAGAACAGAGGCCATCATCCTATGAATGATATACAGAAAAACGTTTCTAGGAGAGGATCTGCCATATTTTCAGTATCAGCGTGAAAGGAGATGCACATGAACAATATGGAAAGACCGCCACCCATATAAGGCGGCACATGAAACTCATTAACATTCAAAGCACCATCGCAGGCATGCGATGGGAAGAAAAACAGAATACCGGCCTGATCAGCGCAATCGGCAAGGATTCTCAGAGCAGCAGTCATTTGAAGGAAGAAACCTTCATGACACTGCATGAGTACCCTTCCCTTTTTGCGCTTTTTTTATCAGGCCAACCGGACGGGGACTCTATGCAGAGAAGCTTCTGAGAATACCGTCCATCTTCATGGGCATTTTCCTTGCCGAGCCATCAGGCCACCAAAGGCTAGTGAGCCGGGAAGGAAAATCAACATGAAAAATATCACATCTCTTAATGCATCTATAGTAGCTGTCGCTTCTGAAAACACAGTAACAGCGGTCGGCACAGCATCTCTCCAGTCATCTGTATCTGATAAGACCACCTTAAAGGAACTCATCGACGCTCTTGGAAGCATCACGGAACTTCCTAAGAAGCCTACTCCTAAGGCTCTCCGTGAGAACGAGGAAGTCATTGCAGAATCGGATGGCTGCATCGTCTATGGAAATGGGTACGCGGTCTACAAGAATGACTCCGGTGAAACCACTGTATTCCTTAACGACTGCCACATCTTCACTCAGGGAGATTCAAAGACCTGTGTCGATGACTATTCATGGATCATTGGTGTGTCTGCCCGCGGCGAGACTCAGATCGAAGAGAATGTCATGAATCGAAAGGGCGACCGTAAGGGCACAAGAGCTTCTGAGGAGGAAGTCGATAAGGACCAAGATTATGATGAACATGACGACGGAAAGCCGTATAGGCCGTATCATTTCCCGAGTCCGGAGCAGGTATATATCCACAAGGAAACCATTCGTGAGAATCTTGATAGGCTCACGAAGAGACAGTGCAAGATTTATCTTCTTTATCATTACTACGGATATAACGAGAAAGAAATCGGTAAAATGCTTGGAATCACCCAGCAGGGAGTTCATAACAGCCTTTCTGTTTCGGATTTGAAAATTCATAAAAATCTTTTTGACTGATGGTTGTTTTTGAACCACTCCCACGACAGTAGGTAGAGAGGAAAAGCACCTTAGGGAAGAAAAAATAAAAATATTTTCTGCCGGAGGTTGTTATTCCCCTTCTCCCACGACAGTAAGTAGAAGGACATAAATCAAGCTGTTTAAGAAGGAGCGTGAAGGGAATGATAAAGACAAATATCCGGTCACCCTAGCAGGAGATCAGCTTTTAAACATTACTACTATGAGTCATAGGGCTGCAACCGGAATGGCTGCGGTCCTTCTTTTATGGAGGAATATAGATGGACAAGAAGTCTAAGAGAATCTATATCGCATCTCCGATCCGTCCGGTATCGGAGGCAGGTACGAAGGAATACGATGAGGAGCTTAAGGAGAACATCGACAATGTGAAGGAATACTGCAAGATGGTAACAGCCGCTGGGAACACACCTCTTTCAAGCATCCTTCTCTGCAAGGAATTCTTGAACGAGGATGATCCGGAGGACCGCGACAAGGGCATGCAGATCGGACTTGACCTTGTATCCGTTAGCGATGAGGTATGGGTATTTTCAAACCGCATCACTGAGGGTATGGCAGCGGAAATCAGGCTTGCCACGGAACTGGGGATTCCGGTAAGGATCATAAAGATCATTGACGAGCATGACATTGATGTATTCTTCTCGCTTCTCGATGAATTCGAGAATGCTGAGAAGGATAAGGAAACCGATGAAATTGAAGCAGATACTGATCCAGTTTCAGATGAAGATGATGAGGACGATGACGATGACAGTGAGTTTGATTTCGCTGAGAAACTCCTCAAGGCGCTCTTTAATGAAGGCTCAGACCATGGCACAAAGAATGGAGGTAAATGATGAGCAAGGTAGTAGTTGATATCGATATTTTGAAGGACGGTCTCAAAGGCGTGTTCATTTCCACAGCGAAGATCTTTGACGCTATCGGTGCGGAAGATGCTGCCGCAGAGATTACAGGGGTAGCAGAGGCTGCTGTTGATGCTGCAGATAATTCTTCAGATAGTTCTTCAGATAGTTATACAGACAGTTCTTCCGACCAGGCAGAGAAGGAGGCACCTTCAAAGAGGAAGTCCAGGGTCAAGACAGAACCTGTTGAATCGGGAAATGCTTCGGAAGCTCCTGAGAGCGATTCTAAGGCTTCCGATTCGTCAGACAAGGAAGTAACCACCCGCGCCGAAAAAACTCCGCAGGAAGCCACTGAGGAGCAGGAAACGGCATCTAAGGATGCAACCGAGTCCGGGGTCGCTCTTGATGATATTACTAAGGTTATTGTGGCAAAGATCAAACTCGACCGTTCGAACAACGCCAAGATTGGCTCTATCCTCAAGAATTACGGAGTCGCAAAAGTTAGTCTCCTTCCGAAGGATAAGTATGCCGACTTCCTTGCTGAAATCTCAAGCATCTGAGGGAGGTAAAGTATGCCAGATGTACACGCACTACTTTCTGCGAGCTCCTCGCACAGGTGGCTCAACTGTCCGCCATCCGCAAGGCTTGAGCAGAACTTCCCGAATGAAACCTCTGTCTTTGCGGAAGAGGGGACTTTTTGCCACAGTCTGGGCGAAATGAAGATAAGGAAATATCTTCATGAACAGGTCAAACGCCCGCAGAGCGAGGAATTCGACACGGAGGAGATTGAGAACATCTCTGATACTTATGCGCAGTTCGTTATCGATATCGCGGAACAGATGAAGCATTACGGCACTCCGCTTCTCATGGCGGAAGAGAGGGTCGATTACAGCTTCATCGCTCCTGGCGGTTTTGGAACTTCTGATGCCGTCATCATCGGGAAAGACGAGGATGGCAGCGGAGTGCTTCATATCTGCGATCTGAAGACTGGGAAGGGTGTCTTCGTAGAAGTCGAGGGGAATCCGCAGCTTCGGCTTTACGCCCTTGGTGCCCTTCATGCCTATGAGGACCTCTTTCCAATTGATAAGGTCCGTATGTCTATCGTGCAGCCAAGACTTGATAACATAGCGACAGCCGAGATGACTGCGGATGATCTTCGTGCCTGGGGCGAGAGCATCAAGGAAACAGCGAAGCTTGCCTACGCAGGCAAGGGGGAACAGCATCCGGGCGACTGGTGTAGGTTCTGCCGGGCGAGACACGCCTGCAAGGCCTGCGCGGATGAAGCCATGAGCCTTGTAAAGGATGAGTTCCTTGACCTCGATGCGATGGAAGACAGTGATGATAGTGCTCCCGTATTCAAGGAGCCTTCCCTTTTATCAAAACATCAGATAGAGTCGCTCCTTCCTAAACTGAACCGCATCTCTTCCTGGATCGAGTCCGTGTTTGCCTATGTTGCCAGCGAGGCGATTCAGCATGGAGAGCATTTCTCAGGCTACAAGATCGTCGAAGGCCGAAGCCGCAGACAGTTCACCAATGAGAGGCAGGTCGTTGATGCGGCTGCGAAAGCCGGATACACGGATCTTTATAAGAAACAGCTCATGAGCCTGACTGAAATCGAGAAGCTCATGGGGAAGAAGAACTTTGCAGACATCCTCGGAGATTATGTGGTAAAACCTCCCGGCAAATTATCGCTTGTCGAGGAGACAGACCCGAGGCCTGCGGTAGAACTTACGGAGGCATCAGATGAATTTAACAACCTCGACGAATAAGAAGACAGCCCGTCCAAGGGCATCTCCGGTGATACACCCTGCGGTGAACTACGCAATAGTGGATTGCAATACAAAATCAAATTACGAAACGATTGAAGATCCCGTCCGTGAGCCTGGTACAAAGCCCATGAGGCGGGATTTTTCATACCAGGCATTCTGCCGTCATAGTGCAGAGAGACAAACTACCAACAAATCATTTTTTCATGGAGGATTTTATTATGCCTAAGAACTTACCTGTTACTAAAGTCATTGTCCGCGCAAAGCTCAGCTTCGCGAACATCTGGGAGCCGAAGTCTATCAATGGCTCGGACCCGAAGTATTCCGTTTCCTGCCTTATCCCGAAGACCGATGAGAAGACCATCGAGAGGGTCAAGAAGGCAATCGAGGCTGCCAAGGAGGAAGGCAAGGTGAAGAAGTGGGGCGGTAAGATTCCTGCGAATATCAAGGTACCTCTCAGAGATGGCGATATCGACCGTCCAGATGATGAGAGCTATGCAGGCCATTATTTCATCAACGCAAATTCCAAGGACGCTCCGCAGGTCGTTGACCGTTCTGTACAGCCTATCCTTGATCCGATGGATGTCTACTCCGGCTGTATCTGCAATGTAAGTATCAATTTCTATCCGTTTAACGCAAATGGAAACCGCGGGGTGGCAGCAGGCCTCGGCAACATCCAGAAGGTCGCTGATGGCGAGAGACTCGCAGGGAAGGCAACTGCAAGCTCAGACTTCGATGCTATCGATGATGAGGAGGATGACGATATGCCGGATTATCTCAGCTGATCTTTACCATCGGCTGAGTAAAGAGTGACTAAGTAAGAGCTGATGAAGCAGGCATCAGACTTTTATGATTTCTACGGGATGGGAGTGTCAAAGCTCCCTTCCTGCTTTCTGCAAGAATATTGCAGCTATAAAAAACTCTATGGAAGGAGGAACGTTGATGTTAGATGACTTGCAGCCAATTGATTCTAAGGAAGCGTCTGCAAATGTACAGCAAAAGCCAAAGATACTGGGTATCGATCTTGAAACATATAGTTCCGTTGATCTCGGTAAAAGTGGTCTTTACAGATATGTTGAGGCTCCGGATTTCGAGATTCTTCTTTTCGCATATGCATTTGACGATGAGGAAGTGAAGGTCATTGACATGGCTTCAGGAGAAAAAGTGCCGGAAGATGTGCTTAAAGCAATAGATGATCCGGGCATCATAAAGGCTGCCTGGAATGCAGCATTCGAGCGAACCTGTATCGGGCATTTATTGGGTAGGACACTTTCTCCGGATTCATGGAGATGCACCATGGTACATGCTGCAGAACTTTCACTCCCGCTTGCTCTTAAGAATTCGGCAATCGTGCTTCACACGGGAGAGCAGAAGGATAAGGCAGGCGAAGCTCTGATCAGGAAGTTCTCTGTTCCGAAGAAACCAACGAAGACAAATCCCAGCACGAGGTGGTTGCCGGAAGATGATCCCGAAGCGTGGCGGATGTTTATGTCTTACTGCAAGCAGGATGTGGCAACGGAGCGTGATATCAGAAAGCGCCTGGAACAGTTTCCTCTTATCGACAGGGAATGGGATTATTACCATATGGACCAGAGAATCAATGACCTTGGCGTCCGGATCGATACGGAGCTTGTCGATGAGGCAATCAAATGTGACCTTGCGATGTCCGATGCCATGACGAAGAAAGCATACGAACTGACAGGTCTTGAGAATCCGAATTCCGTATCGCAGCTTAAGACCTGGCTTTCAGACAGAGGGATCGAAGTCAGTACGCTCGGCAAGAAAGATGTTGAGAAGATGATTACTGACCTTGATAAGAACAGTACGGATGAGGAAGCACTTGATATGTTAAAGCTCAGGCTCCGAATGGCGAAAAGCTCTGTTAAGAAATACCAGGCAGCAGAACGCTGTGTATGTAATGACGGCAGAGCACATGGACTCTTCCAGTTCTCCGGAGCCAACAGGACACAGAGATGGAGCGGAAGACTCCTTCAGTTGCAGAATCTCAGGAGGAATGACCTCTCTACATTGGACGAGGCAAGGGAGCTGATAAAGCTCGGCGCATTCGACATGATTGATTCCATTTATGGAAATACTCCGGATGTCTTATCCCAGCTTGTCCGGACGATGCTTATTCCTGCGGATGGATGCCAGTTCGTGGTCGCGGACTTTTCTGCAATCGAGGCACGTGTCCTTGCCTGGGAAGCCGGTGAGGAATTCACCCTTCAGGCTTTCCGTGACGGCAAGGACCTCTATTGCGCAGTCGCGTCGCAGATGTTTGGAGTTCCGGTCGTGAAGCATGGCGTGAATGGCGAACTGAGACAGAAAGGGAAGATTGCGACGCTCGCCTGTGGTTATCAGGGCGGAGTCGGTGCTTTGAAATCGATGGGAGCTCTTGATATGGGACTTACGGAAGATGAGCTTCCTGACATTATCAAAAACTGGCGTGAGGCGAATCCACATGTAGTCCAGTATTGGTGGGATGTCGAGAGGGCTGCTATCGGAACTGTACAGGACCACAAGGAAAGAGAAGTCCAGAAGTTGAAGTTCGAGTATTACTCAAGGGCGCTATGGATCACGCTTCCTTCCGGCAGAAAGCTCTGCTATATGAATCCGATGGTTGAGCCGAATGACGTGGGACGCTTAAGCCTATCCTTTGAAGGCATCGGGCTCAACAACCACTGGCAGCGGCAGGAAACCTATGGAGGCAAGCTAGTCGAGAACTGCACACAGGCAATCGCCAGGGACATCCTTGCGGAATCCATGCTCCGTATGCAGTATGCCGGGATGAACATCGTTGCCCATGTGCATGATGAGGCAATCGTTGAAGTCCCGAAGGGCAGATGGACGGTTGAGGAAGTGAGCGACATCATGAGCGAGAACCCTGAGTGGTGCCAGGACATGCCGCTCAAGGCTGCAGGTTACCTCGCACCGAATTATTACTTCAAGGACTGATTTGCTTCAGCCCTTATTTTTTTCATCATTTTAAGATTTTCAGAATGGAGGAAATTATGCATGTACTATCAACGCCGGACAAGAGGCAGTGGATCATAGGAGAGATGAAGGATGCACTTGATGTCATCGGCAGATACGCCGGGTGGGAAATCCGGGAATATGTCGAGCAGAACATCAAGGACTACGATGCTCTTGAATCAGACTTTGACCAGACCATTGAGAACTATGACAAGGAAGAAGAGGAGATGAAAGAGCACTTCTCATCTGTCCTTCAGGATATTCGGGAAATGGTAGATGAAACAACGGAACTTCTGAGGGCACCCCGGATAGACAAGAGAAAGGTCTCGGAAAAGATCAATGACATTAGCAGAAAGTGCTGGCAGGAAATGTGACCGGCACCGTTGTTATGAGAACAGAATATAAAGTTTGAAGGGCTGTGCGGATTGATTCCTCACGGTCCTTTTTCATTTCAGAACTTAGGACTACAGGAGGAATCAATGAATACTGAAGAAATTAAGGATACAAAAGATGAAGCAGAATCGGCTGCAATGAAAGCGGAAGAGGCGATGGTGAACAGGATGAATGAAATCCCTTATGCCACGCAGCTCTTTCACTGCAGGATGCACCCGGACTGCCATGCTTCCCGAAAGGGACAGTGCATCGCACTCACTGGATGGGATTTCAGCATTAAAGATTGCCCATTCTACAAGAATAGAGAAGTGAACAAGGAACAGCAGAAAAGAGCGCTTTATGACCTAATGGAAAGACGACCGGATCTTATTGAGAAATATGCTACGGTCCTTGGCTCACTCGGCATCCTTGATGATGAGGCCACTGAAACGGACGAGTTTGCTGATGAACTGAATGAGTTTGAAAAGGAGCTCAGAGGGGAGGCCGGAGCATGAAGGAAGGAGTAAAGAATCTCAGCACCATGCAGGAGATCCATTATGCGTCAAGCGGCCTTTCTGAGAACTATGAAAGACTCGCTGTCGCAATCGTAGCCCAGGCAGCAAAGGACTATGAACGCACCCTGCTTTCACTCTATAAGAAACCGAAGCCCGGAAAGATTCGCTCGGCACTTCTTCTAAACAAGATGGAGCTTGAGAATTTCTTTCATTCATCCTGGTACGAGATGCTTGTCGATGCAGATGGAGACCTTCTCTTAAACGGTATACGCTCCAGGGCAAAGGAGAAAGCGAAGGACGCCATCAGAAGAAAAATCAAGGCAGAGAAGAAAAACAGGGAAGATGCTCTTGATGCATCGCATATCGAAGGAAGCCTTGACTTCTCAAGCACAGTGGAGTTCCTTGTCAGAGCTGCTGCTAGAGAAGCCGATGCCCTTGCCGTTGATGATCAGCCTCCTGTGATGGAGGCAGCAGGAGAGGCGGTGATGTCATGAGCAGAAAAAGAAACCAGATGTCACGGCTCGAATATGAGACAGAGCCAGATGTTTTTGCAAAGGAGATGGATGTCTACAGCCAGCACTGCTCGAACTGTACTTTCTGTATTATCGACAACAAGGGCAGAAGAAGCTGCGGAAATCCCGAATCAGAATGTTTCAATACACTTCCGAAAGATGAGTGGTGCTGGGCATGGAAGCAGAGGACGAAGACCCAGATTCATTGGGACAAGTCAGAAGAAGATATCAGACGGAGGATAGGCGATGAGCAGCATGAACAATATCAATAATGGGATTGGCAGCATTCCTGATTTTCCTGGATTATCAGGAAAAGACGGTATCCGCAGAGTGAGCCCGGTCCAGGGAGCAAAATCTTTGACAGTTAAGGATTCCGATGAACACATGAGGGAGTCAGTCATCGAGAGAGCATTTGTTAATGCCGTAGCCGATGCGGGCGGCATTGCTTACAAGCTGAACTCCCTCTCTGCGAATGGGCTTCCGGACAGGCTCGTACTGTTCTTTTCCGGGAAGTGTGTATTTGTGGAGCTGAAAGCTCCCGGCAAGATGATGAGGCCGCTTCAGAGGAAGAGAAGGATAGAGCTAGAAAGACTCGGCTTTCCGGTCCTCTGTATCGACAGGATGGAGCAGATAAAACCTGTCATCGAAGCAATCATCGCATGGCAGCCGGGAACAGAATTTCCTAAAGGAATCGGCGCGAAGATTCCGGACATTCAGACCTGGAAGATTCCGAAGGTAGGAAGCAGGCATTCCGGCAACGGCAAGTCGGGCGACAGTAAGGTGGGTGATGATGAATGAAATACATTCCGCATGATTATCAGACCTACTGCACGGAGTACATCAAGACACATAAAGAGGCCGGACTGTTCCTCGACATGGGACTTGGCAAGAGCGTGATCACTCTGACGGCGATCCGGGACCTCATTTTTGATTCCCTTGAGGTAACAAAGGTATTAGTTGTTGCTCCTCTCAGAGTGGCGAGGGACACCTGGCCTACGGAGATTAAGAAGTGGGACCACCTGAAAGACCTCACGTACTCGGTCATTGTCGGAGACACGAAGACCAGGGTGGCAGCGGTGAACGCAAAGGCCATGATCTATATCATCAATCGCGAAAATGTGAAGTGGCTTGCCGAGTATTACGAGAAGAACGGCAGGCACTTTGATTTCGACATGATCGTAATCGATGAGCTTTCTTCCTTCAAGAATTTTAAGAGTCAGCGCTTCAAGTATCTTCGTAAGATGAGACCTTCCGCAAGAAGAATCGTAGGACTCACAGGAACTCCGACATCAAACGGTCTCATGGATCTCTGGGCGGAGATCGGTATCCTTGATGGTGGTGAGCGTCTCGGAAGGTTCATCGGAAGATACCGTGAAGCCTACTTCAGACCCGGTTCCATGAATCCTGCCACAGGCATCGTCTTTAACTATATCCCTAGGCCTGGAGCAGAGGAGCTTATCTATCAGAGGATTTCCGACATCACGATCTCTATGAAATCACTCGACTACCTTGATATGCCGGAGATTATTTACAACGAGCACGTTGTTGAGATGGATAAGAACGAGCGTGAATTATATGACACCTTGAAGCAGGACCTCATTCTTTCCATTGACGATAATGGTGAAGGAAACGGAGCGGACATAGATGCTGCCAACGCGGCATCGCTTACAGGAAAGCTGTTACAAATGGCGAATGGCGCTGTCTACGATGAGGACGGCAATGCAAGGCAGATACACGACAGGAAGCTAGAGGCGCTTGAAGACCTCATCGAATCTGCAAATGGTCAGCCGGTCCTCATCGCATACTGGTTCAAGCATGACAGGGAAAGGATTATAAAGCATCTTACTGATCTCGGCATGAAGCCAAGGGACATCAAGGAGTCAAAGGATATCGAGGACTGGAACAATGGCAGTATCCCTGTCGCTCTGATCCATCCGGCATCCGCTGGGCACGGACTTAATATCCAGCAGGGCGGCCATATCCTGATTTGGTTTGGTCTCACCTGGTCGCTCGAGCTTTACCAGCAGACTAATGCCAGACTCTGGCGGCAGGGGCAGACCGATGTCGTTACAGTTCATCATATCATCTGCAAGGATACCGTTGATGAGGATGTCATGAAGGCACTCTCTGAAAAGGACCTGACGCAGGAGAAGCTCATCGCGGCAGTGAAGGCAAGATTGCAATAAGGCGAAACTCTAATAACGGAATCCAAGAGACTCGGTAAAGTCTTATTTTTTTTGAGCTTTTTCAGAGGGGAGGTTGTTTTTTACCATCTCCCACGACAGTTAGTAGGAGGGAAAGCCTCCGGAACATTTCATAAGATTGTCAGATCACAAGGAGGACACCAATGAAAACAGGCAGAACATTAAACGAAGTAGTAGCAGAGCTCAAGAGGCAGCAGGACGCGAAGAAGGACTACATCAGTCCGGCGATGAGCATGTCCCTCATGGATGACGGGCGTACTTTCGAGATGAAAAATGCCGGTGGTGAGCAGAAGGATTTTGCAACGACAGATCTCTTCCATAGGCAGCTCGCGTCGACCCTTAATATTCCCGTGAAGTATTACGACATGATGCAGAAACAGAAGCCGGAACTTCTGGCAGAGAACGTGAACAGCTGGCTTTCGGATAACGAGAATAACTACATGGTCAGGGCACTTGCTTTTGATGATGGGAATGTCACGGCAAGGGCCCTTCTTTCAGCCCGCTATCGTCGCATCGACAACCTTTCTATTGCAGGGCAGGTCCTTCCAATGTTCGCAGGCAGTTCCGATTTCGAGTTCGTTTCCTGTGAGGTGACGGAGAACAGGTTGTATCTGAAGATTGTAAACCACAAGCTCGAGACTGAGGTCGTTCCCGGTGACTATGTCCAGGCGGGCGTCGTAATCAGCAATTCCGAGGTGGGTCTTGGTGCCGTTTCCGTACAGCCTCTCCTTTATCGCCTTGTCTGCACGAATGGCATGTGCGTCAACGATATGGGAGAGCGCAGACACCACATCGGTAGGGCTGCCAAGGCAGTAAGCGATGACAGCTTCGACCTTTACACGGATGAGACCATGGAAGCGGAGGACAAGGCATTCCTCTTAAAACTCCGTGATGTCACGAAAGCTGCCATCGAGGAGACGAGATTCCATGCAGTCGTTGACAGACTGAAGGAATCGGTCGGGGTTCCGATTACAGGTAGAGTCCAGGATGTGGTTGAACTTACCGGCAAGTCCTATGGTTTCAACCAGGAGGAGCAGGACGGGATTATTAAGTACCTGATCGAAGGCGGTGACCTTTCCCTCTATGGTCTTTCAAATGCAGTGACACGTACCTCTCAGGATATCGAATCCTATGACAGGGCTACAGAACTTGAGGCGGCAGGCTGGCAGATCGCGACCATGCCGAAGGCACAGTGGAGGGAACTTAACGGCTGAATCTTTTTTATTCAACCGTATTTTAATAAAACATATTTTAATCAATTTTGATTAGGAGTGATTTCATGGAGAATGAAAAGCATGAAAAGAACAGGAATATTCTTACCTTCCTGAAAGCCCTCTACGGAGGGCTCAGTTCGGGATTTCTTTCCGTCACCTGCATTGCGACAGATGAAATGAAGGGCGGTTTCAGAACGGTGACGAAATGGTTCAGGCACCAGGAACTCACAAAGATGGCTTCTTACATCGAGTCGCAGGGAAGTAAGTACAACACCTACATCGGGCTGAATCCGAGATATGAGGATCTGGGACTTTACGCAAGAGGGGATGCCTTAACGGTATCCTCTCTTATTGCTGTTTATGTCGACCTCGATATCAAGGGTCCTGCCCATAAGGAGGAGAACCTTCCGGAATCGGAGGAAGAGTTATCAGCCTTCCTGTCAGAGCTTCCGCTGAAGCCTTCCATCATGGTGAATTCCGGCAATGGCATCCACGCCTACTGGATCTTCAATGAGCCAATCTCACTCGATAATCCGGAAGTAAGGCATCAGGCCAGGTCGCTTGCCAAGAGCTGGGAGGAGCAGATTATCGGCATGGCCTATGTGCAGCATGGTTGGAAATTTGACTCCGTGGCTGACATTGCCAGGATGTTCCGGGCTCCAGGCACGACGAATTTCAAGACGGAAGATCATAAGGAAAGCCGGGTAGTCGAGATAAACAGTCTTCGATATTCAGAGAATGACTTCCTCAAGGTGCTGCCGGAAAACGCTCTCGATATACAGTTCTATGATGCGTACCGTGAGGACAGGGCAGGCGGCACTGCTTATGATGCTGATAACAGTGATGGCGCAGACATTGCAGGTTTCGCTATGCTTGGGAAGGGCAGTGGCAGGGAGCTTATTGAGAAATGCGCATTCCTTAAATATTGTGAGGATAATGCCGCGACTCTGCCGGAACCAAGTTGGCATGCTGCAATCTCGAACCTTGCCCTGACTTCTGATGGCGAGGAACTCTGTCACGAGATCAGCAGGCCGTATCCCAAGTATTCATACGCAGAGACAGAGAAAAAGTACAGGCTTGCGATGAGAGCTGACAAGCCAATCACCTGCAGCTTCATCCAGGACAGGCTCTGTTTTGACTGTTCTAAGTATATGGATGAGCCGTGCGGTGTCAGGGCGCCGATTGGCAGGATCAGGAAAGAACCCGAGGAAGAGGAAACAGCCGACGATATTGATACTCCGGTCTATTTGGATACTTCAAACGATATGGCAGACAAAAATGTAGATGCACAAAGTGAAACCCCATTCACAGATCCTAAAGAAGCTGTCGCTCAGCAGGCAAAGACTGATAAGAGCAATAAGTCATCATCTTCTAAGGATGAGGAATCTACAATTTCGTCCATCAAATGGGAAGCACCGATTCCCTTTGGTACTTTCAATGTGCCGACCTTCCCGGTCGATGCTCTTCCAGAACCGATTGCTTCATACGTTACCGCGCTTGCGGAGTCTACGCAGACGCCGGTAGATATGGCGGCATCATGTTCCATTGCTGTGATGTCTGTATGTCTTCAGGGCAAGTACAAGGTACAGGCGAAGGAGGACTGGGCGGAGCCGGTCAACACATACATCTTAAACATCATGGAGCCTTCCGAGCGAAAGTCAGCGGTCGAGACTGCCATGGTAAAACCCATCACAAGGTATGAGACTGAGGAAAACGAGAAGAAGGCTCCGCTTGTCAACAAGAGCCGCTCCGAGCGAAGGGTCCTTGAGAAGAAGCAGAGGTCATTAGAGGAGGCGGTTTCCAAGGGAAAAGCTTCTCAGGAGGATCTCGACAGGGTATCTCAGGAGCTTTCTGATTTCAAGGATGTAAACCCTACGCAGCTTTATGTCGATGACATCACGACAGAGAAACTGATCCAGGTCCTTGCGGACAATGATGGCAGGGCAGCGATCCTCTCAACCGAGGGCGGCATCTTCGACATGCTGTCCGGCATCTACACGAAGACCGTGAACATCGATGTTATGCTGAAAGGCTACTCCTGTGACCCAATCCGAGTCGAGCGTGTCGGAAGAGCGAACGATTTCATAGCGAATCCTACGCTTACGATCCTTCTCATGGCGCAGCCGTCTGTCCTCACCGGACTCATGACGAACTCCAACTTCCAGGGCAGAGGGCTGACCGGCCGATTTCTTTACTGCATGCCGAAGTCTCATGTTGGCACCAGAAAGTACAGGACAAAGCCGGTATCCCAGGAACTGTATAAGGCATACGAGGATAAGGTCAGAAACCTTCTTGATGATGAGTATCCGGGATTTCCGAAAGCCATCATGCTCTCAAAAGAAGCGGACAAGATGATCGAGTCCTTCTCAAACGAGATCGAGCCGCAGCTAAAGACCAACCTTGCTGATATCAGTTATTGGGCGGGGAAGCTTGTGGGAAACACGGTCCGTATCGCAGGGCTTCTGTGTAGGACTGAATTAACATTTGACCACAGCCAGCTTGAGAAGCATGACCTCGTGGTTTCCGGGAAGACCATGGAAAACGCTATCAGGATTGGCAGATACTTCCTTGCTCATGCGAAAGCAGCGTTTGCTATCCTTGATGATTCAAAGCTCATTAAGGACAGCCGTTTCGTACTGAAGGCATTGATCAAGGCAGGCATCAGGGAGGAGAGCTTTAACAGGCGCGATGTCATGCGGCTCTGCAGGAAGTACAAAGACAGGGACGAGGTCCAGGCGATCCTCGACCAGCTTGCGGAATACGATTATATCGCTACAGAGCCTCTGTCACTTTATAAGGGATTTGGCAGGCCACGCGCTCCGAAGTACTATCTGAACCCGGCGATCTTTGATAACCCGGAGGTGATGAAACAGATCGAGGGAGTAAGCAACGAGAGCAGTAACAAGGATGGCGATAAGGATAATGGCAGCGAGGATAGTAACCTATGATCAGTGACTTCAACCCTTATAAGCTGACTTTTGTCCCGCTCCTTCTGACTTTTCTACGAGTTCTGTCCGGAGGGAACGGGACAAATAGCGGATCCTTGGAATGCCTGTAAATAAAGGCTTTTCGAAGGCCTGGCAATCCGGTCAGTGACTTTTGTCCCATTTGTCCGTGGTTCTTAGTGTTTGTCCTCGAAAAACCATTTGTCGTAAAAGAAATATTATTATTCTTATTATTTATTATTTATAAGTATATAGGGACAATCAGGACAAAAGTAGAAAAGGATAGAAGTAATTATGGTACTTAACGAAATAAGGAGATAAGAATAATAGTTAATAGCCAGAATATCATCTTAACTTCTTAGAAACATGGGACAAATGGGACAAAAGTCCTTAAGCACTTATTGAGAAGGGTGTATAGGAGAAGAAGTTCTCGAATTGCCGAAGTAAAGAAAAGCAAGGAAAATAAAGGCTTTCAAAGGCATTTTCAGTGACGAAATCTTCATGCTGTCTTCTTTTATTTCTGCCCGACTTTATTGTCCTGATTGCTTGGACAAAAGTCAGAAAAAAGTCATCTCGGTGGGACAAAAAAACCCTACTGGATGGCTTTTTCCGTTTCTTGAAGTTATGAAACCTATGATTTTACAGGAGGAATAGGAGGAATCAAAGAAACCTATGAATGAAGAAATAATAAGCCCTGCCTATGACACTGGGCAGCAGGCAGAACAACTGCAGCAGGCAGAGCCGGAAGGAAAGCCTGCTCTTTCTGCGAAGGCATATCTTAATGAGGTGAGGAACATTGACAGACAGATAAACAGCAAGGTCGCTACGCTTGAGAGACTGAAGAACCTTGCAACGAGTACGTCTATGGCAATTTCGGATATGCCGAAAGCACATAACGTTACAAGCCGTATGGCAAATGCCGTATCGAAGATCGTCGACCTTGAAAGGGAGATAGGCACCGATATGGAGGTCTACCTTGAACTGAAGGTCGAAGCAACCAGACAGATCGCCCTTATCACTGATCCGAAATACCGCTATGTCCTTACCGAGAGGTATATCAATAATCATACCTGGGAGAACATTGCTTTCGGACTTGAATGCAGCGTCAGATATGCTTTGAAACTGAATGGACTGGCACTCAGGGCATTTAAAGTGCCGGAAGACAGCGTCCTTTTGAGACGGTGAAATATTTTTCGCTGCCGTGCCACCTACTAAACACTTCTACTATGCAAAAGCCTATCCGCTTTTTTAGTTCACTATGTAGTTCACAAAAGTTCACTTGGTGTTCACCCTGTTTGGCGTGATACTATATAATCGCCAGCAGAGGATGGAAAGTGGATGGAGGCTCTTGTGGAACGATGACCGCGACGCGGTACAACGAAGCGCGGCATTTCATAGTGCGGCATAACATCATTGAAATACAATCCCAGCCGAAACGCTGGAAACAAGGCTCTGAGAGGTGGTCCTGCAGGACTTCTTCTTGGGGCTTTTTTATTGCGAATAATCGAAGATAACCTACTATGAGGATAAGCCAATGAATAAATATTACTACGCGCCTTGGAGAGAAAAAACTCAGGTGAGATGTAAGACTCCGAAGCGGATGGATATATGGTTTGCCGACCTTGGCAGCCAGAACGGAACATGTGAGACGAAGGGTGTCAGACCGGTTCTGATCATCAGCAATGATATCAGCAACCGATGCGCTCCGGTCGTGACCGTCCTCCCTATGACAAGGGAGATCAAACGGCTCGACCTTGTAGCCCATGTGGTCGAAGGCGAAAGCATGATCATGGCAGAGCAGATCACTACGATTGATAAGAAAAAGCTCTGCCGAAAGATTGGGCATTATGAGAATCCAGAAGTCGAGAAGGCGGTCATGAAAGCCTTGAGTCAATTCCTGAATCTTAATGGTACAGATGCGAAGGAGGGTGAACTGTATGCCATGGAAAGCTAAACATCCATGCGCTCAACCAGGATGCGGAGAACTTGTGGAAGCCGGGCAAAAGTACTGCGAGAAGCACAAAGCACTCCACAAGGAGGAAGCAAGACCAGCAGCAGGCCGTGGGTATGATGCCAGATGGCAGAAGTTCAGAAAGTGGTATCTCGCCTCACATCCCTTCTGCGTCATGTGCATGCAGGAGAATCCTCCGAGGTATACGAAGGCAACGGTCATTGATCACATCAAACCTTTCAGAGGTGATGAGAAGCTGCAGTACGATCTGGACAACCTGCAAGCCTTATGCAAGAAGCACCATGACGAAAAGACCGGACGCTACGACAGCCACCCGGAATATAAGTACTAAGAACTACATTTCCAGAAAGTCTGAGACGCTGATTATTCTAGGATCAACAATTGATGATTGAAGGAAATCTTTATCGCCAGTTAACAGGAGATCCGCATGAGCATTCAGTGCTGCTCTTAAAATAGGGCGGTCTTTAGGGTCTCTGATTTTATATTCCAACTCATTTTCAACTTCTGGTGTATCGACAAGCGTGACGGACGACAGCATGTTAAAGAGGAAAGCTTCTAGCTCCGTCAGATGGTCAGGGAATTTCTCTCTGAACTTCCTACGGAGCTCATCAACAACATAATCACATATAACCCCTTCATAAGGTGGAATCAAGGCTTTCATGTAAGCAGCTGCTGTTCTTCCGTGTGGAAACATGGCAGCCGAAATGATGATGTTGGTATCAAGCATTACTTTCATTCAACTGATTCCTTTCTGCGGGATTCGGTGATCCATTCGTCAATGTCATCCTCGGACTGGAACCCGGCTTGCTCTGCGACACCTTTCATTTGGCTTTGAAACTTCTTCATAGCATAGATGGCTGAATTCATTATTACAATTCTTCCATCTTCCTGAATGAAAGTAACTCTGTCTCCGGTTTCAACACCAAGCGCTTCGCGGATGTTTTTGGGGATGGTGACCTGTCCTTTAGACATAACCTTTGCATCATTTACTAATAAAGCATCTGCCATAATGATACCTCCTGATAATAAAAAGTAGGAAAGTAGGGATTCCCTACTTTGAGTCTACTACACTTGAGTCAGGATTAAAAGAAAAACTTTGAGAATAATAATAAAAAGAATCTAAAGGAGGACGAGGCCATGATGCTAGAAGCGATAGGCGAGCCTGCAATGCTTGAGCAGCTCGCAGAGGAATGTGCAGAACTTGGCAAGGCTGCGCTCAAGCTTGCCAGGATAGAACGAAAAGAAAACCCAACGCCTGTCACCTTCAAGGACGCGAAGGCTTCACTTGTTGAAGAATACACAGATGTTGTGCAGTGCGCTATGGAGCTTGACCTTAAGATTGATTCGCAACAGGTGATGGAGAAGCAGCAGAGGTTTCTTGAACGGTTGGAAGCCAGCGGACGGAAGGAGGAACACTACGATGTTTGAGTTTGATGACGCAACATTCGACGGGGAGTTCCCTTTCGATGACGATGACTATGAGGTCGACGGCTGTCCCTGCAACGACTGTGATGACTGCATCGAAGGCGGGCTTAAGGAATGCGAGACCTACAAGGCTTGGATCTGGACATCAGATGACTGAAGGGAGAGCCAATGGAGATAGCGACAGCGATCATTCTCTTGTGGCTTCTCATCGAGAACCATGCGCCCTGGTGGCTGTACGTTCTCTGGGTCTTAAGCTGCATCAAGGTCACGATAACATTTAATAGAGATCGATTCGATAAATTTTGAATCGGTGCAGGAAATATTTTTAGACCCGGGGGCGGGTTTGAATCTCTGTGCGGCTGGCCCTCCTGACCGGCGCCCCCTCTTCTGTGAAAAATCGCGAATTTTGAAGCCGGGGGTCAGAAAGCCTAGTGGGTGACGGATAGTATAGATTTTCGCAAAATGCGAAACTGTGAAGAATCCGCTGAAACACTGATGTTTTTCGAATGAAACCCGCGAAATGGAACCGATGAAAAATCATCAGAAGCTGGTCGCTTTGCGGCCGGAAACGTGGATTTTAAGCATGTTTTTGAGGATTGGTTTTAGGAAACCTGAAATACTTTCATTTGCAAAATTTACAGCAATTTCTAAGGAGGACGCCAATAAGTAAAGGGAGTGATGGAATGTCGGATGAAAAGCTGAGACCGGAGGAGCTGCCGATTGAACTGCAGCCGGACTTCTTCGATGACGACTTCGAGACTCCGGACATTTCAGAATTCCTTGATAGCGTTTCAAAGCGCTTCTGTCCGGAGTGCGGAAAGCCGGTGGCTGATTCGGATTTCGGAAGGCAGAGAGTGTTCTGCTCCGATGACTGCCGGAAGGCCTACTGGAAGAAACATAAGAGATTTGAAGATTGGGATTCCTATGAGAAACTTACCTGCCCTGTTTGCGGCAGGTCTTTTTATGGCCGAAAGGACCAACACAGGAAGTACTGCAGTCACGCCTGTGCCTTTGAGGATACGTGGAAAAGAATCCATGAACAAGACGAGACTGCGAAAGGAGATACTGATGGAGAAAACAATTACTGTTCCGACAATGACGGAACTGATGAGTAAGGATCATGATCCTGTGAATCACCCTTCCTGGTATTGCGAGGGAGGAATCGAGACCATCGATTTCATTGAGGCCAAGCACCTGGGCTTCTGCCTTGCGAATGCTGTGAAGTACATAAGCCGGGCAGGAAAGAAGAGCAAAGATACGGAGATTCAGGATCTTGAGAAGGCGGTCTTTTATATCAACAGACGCATCTTAGAAATTAAACGAGAGCGTGCAGATACAGGCTCTGGGAAGGAGTGGACATGAAGGTTATTAAGAGAAGCGGGGCAGAGGTTCCGTTTGAAGAAAAGAAAATCCGCTCTGCCATCCTCTCCGCGAATAAGTCTGTATCTCCGGAGCAGCGGATTGGCAGGGATGCGGCAGCTGCGATTGCTGACATCGTAACGGTAAGGTGCAGGGCTCTCGGCAGATCTCCTTCGGTCGAAGAGATACAGGACTTTGTCGAGGATGGTCTTATTGAAGCAGACTATCCTTACCTCATGCGGGCATACACGAATTACAGAGTGAAGCACCAGATGCTCCGGCAGCAGAACACAACGGACGAGAAGATCTTATCCCTGATCAATTACAGCTCGGAAGAAGTGAAGCAGGAGAACGCAAACAAGAATCCTGTGATCAATTCCACTCAGCGTGATTACATGGCGGGCCTCGCAAGCCGCGACCTTACCAGGAGGAAGCTTCTGCCGGAGGATGTTGTCGAAGCACACGATCAGGGCATCATTCATTTTCATGACAGCGACTACTTCGCAAGCCGTGAGACGAATTGCTGCCTTGTGAATCTTGATGACATGCTGCAGAACGGTACAGTTATTTCCGGTACACTCATTGAGAAGCCGCATAGCTTTTCAACGGCATGTAACATTGCAACCCAGATCATAGCCCAGGTTGCTTCTTCGCAGTACGGAGGACAGACCATCACGCTGTCGCACCTCGCGCCATTTGTCGATGTGAGCAGGCAGAAGATCCGGAAGGAAGTCAAAGAAGAACTTTCTGAAGCGGGAGCTGGTGTATCTGAAGCGGTCGTTGAGAAGATCGTAGAGCAGAGACTTAAGAAGGAGATCAACCGGGGTGTACAGATCATTCAATATCAGATCATCACCCTGATGACAACGAACGGCCAGGCGCCTTTCGTCACGGTCTTCATGTATCTCGATGAGGTTCCAGAGGGACACCTTCGAGAGGATCTCGCAATGGTCATCGAGGAAGTTCTCAAGCAGAGAATTGAAGGCGTGAAGAATCCTAAGGGCGTGTGGATCACACCGGCATTTCCGAAGCTGATCTATGTCCTTGACGAAGATAACATCACGGAGGATTCGAAGTACTGGTATCTGACAGAGCTCGCAGCCGAGTGTACGGCAAAGAGAATGGTGCCGGACTACATTTCTGCGAAGGTCATGAAGAAGCTGAAGGGTGACATCTATCCGTGTATGGGATGTCGGTCTTTCCTGACGCCTGATGACGGAGGTCTTCAGAACGCTGGCGAGAGTCAGAATTATAAAGATGGCCAGCATCAGTACTACGGCAGATTCAATCAGGGCGTCGTAACGATCAACCTTGTGGATGCTGCCTGTTCCTCAGAAGGCAACGAAGAGAAGTTCTGGCAGCTGATGGATGAGAGGACGGAACTTTGTAAGAAGGCTCTCATGTGTCGGCACAACAGGCTTTTAGATACACCGTCCGATGTCGCACCAATCCTCTGGCAGTACGGAGCTCTGGCAAGACTCGCTCCCGGAGAGAAAATCAACAAGCTCCTCTTTAATAACTACTCGACCATCAGTCTTGGTTATGCAGGGCTTTGTGAGTGTGTCCGCTTCATGACAGGGAAATCTAACACTGAGTCAGGCGGCATGGAGTTTGGACTTGCAGTCATGCAGTTCCTTAATGACAAGTGCGCGAAATGGAGGAAAGAGACTAATATCTCGTTCTCCCTCTACGGCACTCCGATGGAATCGACCACCTACAAATTTGCCAAGTGCCTACAGAGGCGATTCGAAGGAGTCTGCGGGTCAGGCGAAAGAAAATTTTTATAAACTGACAAATCGGCGTTGACTCAGAAACTTTTCCCAGAAGGTGACGTGAAAACGCTTAGAATGCGGGAATAGGTGCAAGGAATTAATGATTTT